GCTCGAAGATTTTTTTACATCGTACAGGATGACATTGTCATATCAGGCACAAATCACCAGTCTAATCTTTCGTCCTCATGTGCGAAATCAGAAGAATATTACAGTCGTGCTCAATCGACCAGGTTTCCACCGCAACCTGCCAGATTTTGAGAAATACATCCGTACTGAGAAACGTTCGAAAGAGACTGGTTCAGAAGATCAAACAGAGAGCGACGAGCCATTTACGCCAGCACTTGCAAGTTTGGTGAGTGCTGCTGCCCTGGCAAAGGGTAAACGCAAAAAGATTAACAGTGAAAAGCATCCATGTGTATTCTTCCGCATGGTTCAGACCAATAAGCCTGATGTTTATGAGCTCTGGCTCAGGGATCATGACAAGAAGTATGGAATCGCGTCTATTCCAACAGTCGCATTGAGTCAGACGGTACAAAGCTGGTTTGCAGATAGTAAGGAGCACATTGTCAAAGCAGAGCATGTCAAAACGTTCAACAAGTGGCAGCCTGTATGTATCGCTGAAGATGGTACCATGGCCAATTCAATGACTGAGTTGATATAGCATGCACATCGAAAAATGATCATGATGGGTTTGACTCCTTTGGCATCAGATCAAGCAATGAGTGATATCATTACTGTTGCGCAAGCAAGGAGACGCCTGGACGATCTCCATGAACAAAGAAACAATTTGCTCTCGGAGATCGCCTATCTGGATCAAGAGATAGAATTGTTGCGGGGTGACATTGAATCTCTATGTGCCAATACACCCCCTGGTCATCAATGGCAGAGGGATGAGGCGAGTACCTCATGTGATCGTGGTAACTACTATTGTAGTGAATGCAATGCCATCAGACAAAATGTTGGCCCTAATATATAGATAGGTGGTTCACCCGGTCAAAAGCAGTTGGATTTTATGGCACATGAAAGTTTCAAAGAGTGGGAGGTCTATGCCCTCAGCACGGCGCGCGCTGGTAGCAAGTCTGTTCCAGATAAGAATTTGTTGGATGTATTAGGAAAGCCTCTCTACCTGCACAATATTCTGGCCAGCTTGGAGAACAAGTATATCAAAGGGACCTATCTGTCCACGGACATTCCAAGAGCGATTGAGTTAGCAAAAGAATGGAAATACGAGGTGATAGAGCGCCCAGATGAGCTCTGTCAAGATCATTCAACACACGATGATACTATACGACATGGTCTCTTGGAGATTGAGAAACGCATCGGTCATCAGCTCGATGTCCTCGTCGTTATGCTGGGAAATACCATGAATGTGAACGAAAATGATTTGAACAGGGGGTTGGAACAGCTTCGCAACTCGCCGGATGCAGATAGTGTTGTCACTGTAATCCAAGCAAACCATTTCAACCCGATCAGGGCTTATGTTGCTAAGAAAGGAACCAAGATGGGCCTGACTACCTATCTGGATCAGAGGGAGATTCAGCAGAGAACAGCAGCGCTCGATCTTAGTGATAAAAACTCCATTGGAGATATTTATTTTCAAAATGGATTGTGGTTTTTGCGACGTAGAGCTGTCATGGAGGCTGGTGGGATGTTACCCTTTGCTTGGTTCGGCAACAATGTTGAATATCTAGTTCAGGACCCTGGATTGCAGGAGGTGGATGCAGAATACCAGATCAAGCTCTTGCCAACGAGCTGATCTAACCCAGATCAAGCTCTTGCCAACGAGCTGATCTAACCCAGATCAAGCTCTTGCCAACGAGCTGATCTAACCCAGATCAAGCTCTTACTGGCTAGTTGATCCCCCTGCACAGATCATACCGAACACAACACATTCCAGTAGCGAATTACCTCCCAAGCGATTCTTTCCATGCAAACCGCCAGTGACCTCTCCAGCAGCATATAGACGAGGAATTGGTCGCCCTGTGGTGTCAAGGACCTGACCAGCACGGTTGATGCGCAGACCACCCATTGTATAGTGAATCACAGGAGTTACAAAGCAGTAATACACTGTGTCGTTGTATCCGTCAAATCCTTCCACACATGGAACAACCAGTTCAGAGGCAAGTTCTGTCATACTCTCTGATGTTTGGATGAGTCCTTTAGACAGGTAGAACCCAAGCAGCTGTTTGCCAAACTGTTTGGCACAATTCTCAGTGAAGACCATAATTGCTGTTTGGTTGGAACCAGCAAGACTTAAAATCCCATCAGTGACTCTCTCCCTGGTAGCCAACTCGTCCACGAACCTTTTTCCAGTGTTTGGATCTATCAACCTGGCTCCAAATCCTCGTAGCGCCTCTGGTGCAAGAAATTTGTGGTCACTTGATGGATTTTTGGGATCAGTAAACCCAGTGGGATGTAGTTGAATATAATTCATATCAACAAGGGACGCTCCATGTCTACTTGCGATCTCTAGACCATCCCCTTGTGCAAAGGCCCCATTGGTCGTGCCACGCGCAGCATGAGTACCTGTGTCGGTCACAGAAACGATCAGGTCCTTGTTGGCGGAAAACCCCCCGGTAGCCAGGATGACCCGACTGCCATCGCCTTTGGACAGAGCATATCTAGTCGTCTTGGAAGAATTCATGTCATGTACGGTAACGCCAGTTACCAATCCACCTGCATCCATGTTGCAATTCAAATCAATCACCTTTGTTGATGTCACAACATGTATGGTGTCGGCGTGCTTTTTGAGGTAAGCTATCAAAGACTGTGTGATCTCCCATCCAGTATTCCGTATCTTAGAATGCTCTTTGTGACCGAAACTAGCTCGATGAGTCCTTGCGACGGAGTGACCACCACAAAGAACGACGTCAATCCAGATATTCCCTAGATCTTCCAGAAACAGTCTGGCTTGATCACTATATTCTGCTAGACGATGACACAGCTTTGGGCCCTGGCTCAGAGAACCATCACTCTCGAGACATCCTATGGAGGAGATGATAGTATCGTGTAAGAATAGATCGGAATTGTCACATATATTTTTCGACGATTGTAGTGGAGTATTCACAAGGTTGATTCCTGAGGTAGCCTTGGCAGAATTGCCACCGAGTCTGTCTTCTTTTTCGACTAACAATACTGTGTGATTTTGCTTGTGGGCCACAATGGCCGCTGTCAAACCAGCCAGTCCGGATCCCACAATGATGCAATCATATCCGATTGACATCCTGCCTATAGATAGGAATATGTGATATATTTATAAATATGAATATAAATATATCAATGCACCGCAATCTGCTCACAGATCTGAGAGGTGCTTTGAAAATGAGACGATGTGATGCTTTGTAAAAATGATCCAAAATTCCATGTTATGCAGTTGGTATCATAACAAAATGGTCCAGAACAGTAGGAACAACAGTGCGAGAGCACGGCTCCGGAAAAAGCAAGCCGAGCTGAAACGGGCTCGGACCTCAGGTCACTCAAGTCAATCAATGCGCAATCAGAATGCTAAAAAGAAGCAAGAGTTGGAAATGCTCCAGAAACATTTGCAAGAAAGCATGAGGGAGTGGCAAGGGAGAAAGGATCAACGTGCTGTCCGGGCCAAGATGATCGATGAGCTGGTTTCCAACAATCTCAAGCCTCGACAAGAGATTGTTGAATCATTAGCAACCCGCATCAGGAATGGAGACTACAAAGGGGTGGGCAAGGAACAAGTGTTGGCCAAAGCACAGGCAATGATCATTCTCTTTCAGCGACAAAACCCGACTACAAGCACTCTTGCGAGAGGCTCAGACGGCTGGGCCGAATTGGGGATTGATCCAGAGGAGGTCATAGTTCGCCAAAGCTTCCTGAAACAGCAAGATAATGACGATGGCGATGAAGACAATCTCTCTGAACTATCTGATCTTTCTGATTCAGAGTGACATTACACATTGTGAGCGACCTTGATCAATCAAGCAGAAAATATTTCACAGCAAAGTAGAGTACTGCAATTAATACAGCCTTTGTACCAAGATTGTAAAGAATACTCTCGCCCACTCGAGGAACCATTTGATTAAATATCGCATTAAATTGTGGGGAGCTCAGTAGGGCGAAAAGAACACCAACGATCACTGGATCCCGCCCTCCTTGCAGGATATCATCCACAAAAGAGGATTCGCCATCTTCGTCCCCCTCGCCACCAGTACCCAGAGTGGTGAGGTCTAGACTTCCCTGTGATTGTTCATGTTCATCATTCTCATCATACTCAACCATCTGGCCTGGTCCTTGTCCGACCATATATTCACCACCTGGGCCTGGGAAAGCGGCTTCTCCACCTAGAATAGGATCATTGGTGTTTCCCATCGGATCAGCGAGACCAGGAGCCATCCCTCCTAGTCCCCCTGGACCAGAAGCCATTCCCGGAAGTGGAGCAGCTCCCCCCTGCTGAAACATCCCAGGTCCGCTACCCATTTGTGGAAGCATCCCAGGTCCGCCGCCCATTTGTGGAGGCATCCCAGGTCCGCCGCCCATTTGTGGAGGCATTCCTGGTCCACCGCCCATTTGTGGAGGCATTCCTGGTCCACCACCCATCTGTGGAGGCATACCAGATCCACCTCCCATCATTGGGTTTGGTTGGCCAAAGCCATCGCCTCCTCCTCCACCCATCACTGGGTTCATGCCAGATTTCATCTCTCTGACAATGTCATTGACTAGACTAGGTCTACCAGATCCCTCGCTCATTTGTTAGATGTTTCTTAATGTTTTACTGGATAATTTCAGCGCAGTGAAAACGCTACAAGCCTATATCATCATCAAAGACTGTCACATGGTAACATGGCCACATGGCCACATGGTCAAATCAAACAATAGGTAGTCCAATTGGCTTTTTCGATACCTTTGCCAATGTGGTTCTGACGGTTTCATATAGCTGATCTAGTGTCCCATTGTTATGTATTATCTGCTCATTCGATGTGTTAAAATCTTTCTCTGATGAATGCTGAGAGGTTTCTCCCAACAAGCACGATGCAGCCATTGGTCGTTGTATATGCAGCATACGACCACCTAGTTTCAAGAGCATCTCTGCCTCATTCGGGAATCTGCAATCGGTTACGATGACAAGTGCTTCTGGATCCTCATTGAACAATGCCTCGATATCTTGGCGCAGACACTGAACCCAGACCTCTGGATGCAACTGGTCACGAAATAATTCAGTCCCAACAAACTGTAGCAGTTGTCTACATGTCATTTTGTATACTGGGTGTATCAGAGTTTCGCGTAGCCTCCTATATTCTGGGGTTGCACCATTTACAAAATCATAGCGCCATCCTGTCAAGATGGCTACTATTCTTTTCAGAGGATGAGCGAAACTCATCTTTTGGTAACCATATTTTTCAACAAGATAGTCGGCGACAGTATCTTTTCCAGCTCCTGCCTTGCCACGGATGGCGATCAATCTTGGTATGACCGTCATTGAACAAAATATTCGATGCCAGATAAAATATTTTGTTGGTTTTGGATCATTTTTACCATCACAGGAAAATATTCATCACCTCTTTGATAGTTGACCTGCAAATAGGACACGTGTTCGCAGTACTTGTGTGCTTTTCAGCACAAGACAGACAATATGGTGCGTGGCGACACGGTATCAGCAATGCATTCCTGTCTGCACCAAGACAGGTGATGCATGTGAAATAGTTCCCCTCAGATGCCGACGCTGATGATTCACTCTCATTACAGCTCTGAAAACTCTCACTTTCACACCCGCTCTCGCCCTCACGCCCGCTCTCGCCCTCACGCCCGCTCTCACTCTCACATTCACTCTCGCTCTCACTCTCACGCCCACTCTCGCTCTCGCTCTCACGCCCACTCTCTGTGAAGCTGTAACTCTCAGTCATTGAACCCTCCTCGGGCACAGTTTCACTGATGATATTGAAGGGCACTTGTGGTAGGTTTTGACCAACCATGATTGAATTTTCAGTAAATAGTCTCCTGTCCAGTGGAATAGGCAAGGGCCTACCACATTCGCCAACAAAACGATTGAAGCGTGGATCATGTCTGTGCAAAATACCAGAAAACTCATGTGCCTGTTCTACCGTTGGAAAGCAACCACTCACAGTTACATAGACAGTCCTTGTCTCGAGGTGTGGTGCATAAGTCAAGCAACAATATCTTTGTTCATCAGCATATGGTTCTGGTGCAAGTGTGTCAAGACTGATCGCAGTTGCAGTGATTGTGTCAGTATTTTCATCTCTGTATGGTGCTTCTATCCTGTCATTGGAAGCCAAAGAGTTGTTCGTTTCGATCTCAGGATCCTCAGGATCCTCAGGATCGAACTCAGAGCCAGGGGACACCACAAATTGGGAGTCAGTAGACTCGGACTCAGGCTCAGGCTCAGGGGACACCACAAATTGGGTTTCGGGTAGTCCATCCTCAATATCTTTGCTGTATCCAGTGCCCATTTGCATAAATTTAGCGGGATCTCTCTATGATCAGATCAGAATCAGAAATCATCATCAGCGTCCTGATCAGTGTTCTCTGGTTCAGATCCCTCATCCCCAGCATCATTGTTGACATTGTTTGGATAATTGCCGAGTAGCAGGGCTTCCAGATTGGCCTCGAGCTTTTCATTCGATGCTCCCTGGACAGTCAATGCATTAATCGTCTCCCCGTCTTCCCGAAATTGGAAGGTTGGCATGGCGGCGACTCCCATATCCTCAGCAAAATCAGCGTATTCGTCAACATCCACTTTGACAAACTTCACTTCTGGGTTGGTTCTGGCCAACTGCTTGAAAAGTGGTTCGATGCGACGACATGGACCACACCAAACAGCACTGAAGTCCATCACTACAGGGCCCTCTGAAGAGGCTAGTTCCTCGAGGTGCTTATCATCTCTTGGGATAATAACTTCACCATTGCCGTTGCTCATAATGCAAGAATATTTTCTATACTGGTCATAGAATTCGAAGACTAAATTTGAACCCATTTTCAATTTTTGGAAACCTGTCAGCATCTTCTTCATGGCTGAAGCATCTGATTCGATTGGTGTAACTGGACCAGGTCCAAAGGAGAGCAATCATGACAGTGAAAAAGCATGGATAGATATTTACTCACTCGAGCTGGAATTTAGGAACTACTTGGGCGAATCCCCTTTCTGGATGGCAGAAACTTCAACGGTGTATTGGGTGGATATTCTCAAGGGCACCATCAACAGTTGGCACTCAACCACAGGACAGACGAAGATTTGGGACATCAAGCAGAAGGTTGGCTGCGTGGTTCCTGTACAGGGAGAGACGGACATTGTTCTGTTGGCATCGCTCAAAGGAATCGGCTTGTACGATCTTCGGGCAAAAACATGGTTTCACAATTATGGTGATCCAGAGCACAAGTTGCTCACCAATCGGTGGAATGATGGGAAGTGTGGTCCGGATGGGCGTTTCTGGATTGGATCTATGAATCACACTGATACAGAGGCATCTATAGAGAGGGGTGAGAGGGATGGCTCCCTCTATGTTCTGAATGGGAGGGAAACCAATCCGTGTTTTCGCAAACAGAAAGGGTACATAGGTATATCCAATGGAATTGCCTGGTCTAGGGATGGTTCGAGAATGTATTTCATA